CTTAGGAGGATAGTGTCCTCAAAAGATTACATAGCAGGCAGAATTGATACTATGAATGACAATATTCAATATTGGAAAGGAAAGCAGTCTGATTGTAGTACTTCAAAAGGTAAAGAATATTGTACCTATATGTTAAATTTATATCTGAAAAGATATAAATATTATATAGATAAATAGAATTAAATCCGATAGGATATAATGATAGAACAGAAAAAATGAACTACGAACCGAAAATTCTCCTGACCATCGTTGTGGAGGGAGGAACCCTTGTAAAGGGTGAACCTGAGATTAAAAGATTTAGTCTCACAAAGAAAGACTTGTTTCCTAACCAGAAATTTAAGGGAAATGAGGGCAATAAAGTGATAAAGAGTGGTACCTACAAGTCCATTCCCCTCATTGCAAAAGATGCAGTACTGAAGACAAGAGTATGCAAAGAGGCATATGACTCTATGGTATCTCCACTGTGTCCTTCTTGGTTTAAGAATCCAAATAAATGGAGGAAATTGAGTGCAACAGAAAGGCTTGAAATTAATCTTGCCAGAACCTGTGAGCATTTTGGAGGTAAATCATTTTCATACACTTTAATTGACGAATAATTATGGCTAGGAATCATCCTCATAAATTTACAAGAAAAGAAGATTTAATATTATTAAGAAGTATACGAAAAGACCCCAAGCACCCTTATAAGGGAGCAGGAATAGTGGCCAAGAGGTTGGGTCTAGAACAGAAATCTGTATATGACAGGTATAGGCGACTTACAAATGAGGAGGTAATTTGGAGGCCTTGGACAGAGCTTGAAGACAGACTTCTTATAAGTGTAACTCACAGTCATCCTGATAATTTACAATACTGTTTTGCTCTAGTAGCTAGACAGATAGATAGAACTCTAAGGGCTGTTCAAAGCAGGTATTATAAGATAATAAAACCAAGAACAGAGCCTTTACTTGAAAATGACCACTTTGCTATTAAGGGAGATACCACAATGTATTCATCTAGAAAGAATACTTGGAGAAATGAGGATGGTACTCTTCCAAGCAGGGGTATTGTGGTAGGAGAACATCCTATTAGAGAAATGTTCAAGAAACTTAAGGAACTTTTAGGAATATGAAAAAATGACAAGAGATGAATTAAGAGTGGCAGTGCTTGATGCCCTCAAGGAAACTAAAAATATTGCTGTTCAAGCAGCAACAGGTATTGGTAAATCAAAGATAGCCTTAGACGCCATCAATGAAGTTAAAGCAAAATCTATCTTATTTGTAGTAGCAGAAGTCTCACATATCAAGAATTGGAAAGACGAGTTTAACAAATGGGGGTTTGACCCCTTCTCCTCTACAATTATCTGCTACGCTTCACTCAAGAAGTATAGAAATACCTCTTGGGATGTGGTTGTATTTGATGAAGCCCACCATTTAGCATCAGATTTGAGGTTGGAAATCTTTGATACAATCAGTGCTAAGTACAGGATATTCTTGTCTGCTACTCTTAAAGAGTCTCTGATATATAAGTTAGAAGCATCTTGTGGTCCAATAAAAAGCATAAAAGCAGGACTACAGGATGCTTTTGACAATAATATATTACCAGAGCCTAAGATATATCTTATTCCTTTAGTCCTTGATAATAAAAATTATGACCAAGAGATTGTAGAGGAATGGGGTAAGGCATATGCAAGGAAAGTAATAGAGTGTTCCTACAGAGAAAGATGGACCTATCTTAGAAACAAAAGCAGATATCCCAATATTACCCTGAAGATTAAGTGCACTCAACAACAGAAGTATGATTATCTCACAGAGCAGTTCAACTATTATAAGAATAGGTATATGAACACCAGAAATGAGATAATCAAGAATAAGTGGCTACAGTTTGGCTCAAAGAGAAAGACTTATCTAGGAAGTATTAAATTGCCAGTTGCTTATAATTTAATACAGCAATTAGAGAGTGAGAATGAGAGATTTATTTGCTTCTGTACCAACATTGAGCAGGCTACTTGGCTTGGAGGAGATAATGCAGTTCACTCAAAGAGAAAGGATAATGCTAGTATTATACAGAAATTTAATGACAAAGAGATTAATTCCCTATATGCTGTAGGTATGTTGCAGGAGGGAGTAAATCTCAATGACATTGATGCTGGTGTTATTATTCAACTGGATGGAGAGGAGAGGTCTTTCATTCAGAGATTTGGTAGAACTCTTAGAGCAGATAGTCCTGAGCAGTACATTATATATTATAAGGCTACTAGAGATGAAGAGTATCTAAAGAATGCTCTTGAGAATATTGATAAGAAGTATATTAAAGAATTATGAAAATAAGTATTGATGAGACTGTTTGCAGCAATTTTGATGTTGGTTTGGAAGAAGTCTTGGTAGGATTACTGGTTAAACTGGGAATAGACCATCATAAGTTAATGCAAAACTTATATAGTAAAGGCTATGTAATAGATAGTCCAGACGGAAACTATAGACTAAGTGAGTATTTCGATGACAGATTAACCCATATACTTCTCAATTCTGACAAGGAAGTCCCAAGCGATGAAAGGTGTGAAAATTTAGTAATTCAACTTAGGGCTTTATATCCAAAGGGAAATAGTAGTTCTGGTTATCCTTGGAGAGGAAACTTAAGAGACCTTACCAAGAGGATGAAGAAATTCTTCAAACTTTATGGAAACTACTCTGACGAGGAAATAGTAGATGCCACTCAGAGATATATTTCACATTTCAATGGAGATTATACATTTATGAGAATTTTAAAATACTTCATAATTAAATCTGAGAATGGTGAAGAACTTTCTGATTTAGCAACTTGGTTGGAGAATGACACCGAAGTAAACAATGATGATTGGCTAAATGAAGTACGATGACTCTTAGAGAAAGAACTATGGAGAACCTAAGAAAGAGGAGAGAGAATCTGGTTAATGGAAACATTAATAGTATTCCCTCTCCTTTCACTAGGTTTTCTGATGATTTCATAGGTTTGGAACAAGGAGTATATTATGGTATCACCTCATATACAAAGGGCGGAAAAACTCAGTTTGTTCTAAATCTATTATTTGAAGCCTTGATGTTTGCATTTGAACATCAGGATATTATGAGACTAAAGATATTCTATTTCAATCTTGAGGAAACTGATGAAAAGATACTGAATAGATTTCAGAGTTGGTTGCTTTATAGACTGGATAGAATAAGAATCTCTCCTTCAAATCTTAGGAGTAGTAAGAATGACAATCCTGTACCAGAAGAGATACTTGATAAACTGGACTCAGAGGAGTATACAAAGTATATTGAATTCTTTGAGCAGTGTGTAACATTTAGCCCTACTGCCAATCCTACTGGTATTTACAAGGAATGTAAAAAGTATGCAGAAAATAATGGAACTGTCTATAAGAAGTCTGTAAGTTTTAATGAAGATGATGTATTTGACAGATATGAAGCAAATGACCCATTTGAATATAGAATAGCAGTTATTGACCATATCAGTCTTATAGACCAAGAGAGAAACTTAAGCAAGAAGGAGGCTATTGATAAACTCAGTGAGTATCTTGCAAAGTATCTCAGGAATAGATATAACTTTATTCCAATAGTTATTCAGCAGCAATCAACTGAGAATGAGAGTAATGACAGTTTTAAGTTAAATAGGATTAGACCAAGTGGTGCAGGATTGAGTGATAGTAAATATGTTCAGAGAGATGTAAATGTATTGATGGGGCTGTTCAGTCCCTTTAAATTTGGTCTTAAAGAATATCTCGGCTATGATATAACAAAGTTCAAAGACAACATAAGATTCCTTGAAATGTGTGTGAATAGAGATGGAGAAATGGGAGGAATAATAGCACTGTATTTTGATGGTGCCACTTGTACATTCAAGGAACTCCCACCTCCTGAAGATAAAGCAGCACTTGAAGAAGTGTATAAATATCTTAATGGACTAAGACAGAAGGAGAACAGGTTGTTCTTCATATTTAATAAATTAAAACAATTGATTAAGAGAAAAATGACATAATTCTTTGATAATCAGAAAATTATTCGTATATTTGTTCTATGGAAGTACAACAAAATATATGGAGTGTATATAGGCACATTAGCCCGTCTGGTAAATGTTATATCGGAATAACGCACTTAAAGCCAGAGGTTAGGTGGGGAAAGGAAGGTAGCAAATACTGTAAAGGTACTATTTTTTATAGAGCAATTCAAAAATATGGCTGGAAAAACTTTAAACACGAAATTCTATTTCATAACTGTTCTGAGTTATTAGCCAAAGTTCTAGAAGTTGCTTTTATAAAATATTATAAAGATAGAAAGCTTTCCTATAACACTACTGTAGGAGGGGAGGGATATAATCTAGGATTAGATTCTTCATCTCCAGAATACAGAACACAAAAATCAAAAGAGTTTAGGGTTAAACATCCCCAATATGATAAGGAACAATATGAACTCCATAAAGAAGCTAAATTAGAAAATTCTAAAAATTATTATTGGAAAAATAGAGAAAAAATTCTTGAACAGAAAAGAACTAATCCAATAACTAAAGAAAAAGCACGAATTAGAGCTGCTGAATGGAGGAAAAAGCACCCAAACTATATGAAAGAATATATGAAAAAATACAACAAGAAAGAAACAAATGAGTAATTTTGCTATTATTTTAGGAGATACTGGCTGTGGCAAATCCACTAGTATCAAATCTTTATCTCCTAAGGAAACAATTATTTTCAATGTATTAGGAAAACGACTTCCTTTTAAAGGAAGTGCTGCTGCTTATAATGAGGAGAATAAGAACCTTTGTAAAATTTCAGATTATCAAACACTCTTACAGTGGTTAGATAATGTTGATAAAGGAGCCCCTCATATTAAGAATATCGTTATTGATGATGCTATTTATATTATGAGAACTGAGTTCTTTGATAGAAGTAAGGAACGAGGTTTTGATAAATATAATGAACTTGCAGACCATTTTAGAAGAATTATTGCTAAGTGTGGAAGTTTAAGGGAGGACTTAAATGTCTTTATGTTACTACATCTTGACACTGTAGAATCAGAGGGTTCTGTTATTGGATACAAAGCTGCTTCTGTAGGTAAACTTCTTGATAAGATGTATAATCCTCTAGAAAGTGTATCAGTAACTCTATTTGCACAACCTAAATATGATGATAAAGGAGTTCCAACATTTGGGTTCTATACTCATAAGATGAAGGTTAATGGCGTAGAACTTCCTTGTAAGACTCCAGATGGAATGTTTGAGGAAGACTTTATTCCTAATGATTTGGGAATGGTAGTAAAGGCAATGAATGAGTATTATGGTTAGCAAAGAAGATTGCAAAGATGCCATAAACAATTTCATTAAGACTGGAGATATAAAATATGCAGTAACCTTATTAGATTACTTATGTCAAGTAAAGGAAATCATTGAGAAAGAAAACACCATTAATAGTATTGCAAACAATCCTATTACTCTATCTATGGTTCTACCTCAATTGCTTGAGGAACTTGAAAGGCATTTTAGTTTAATTAGGGTTACTGATAAAAATAACAATCTTATTTTAGTGTATTAACAATTATGATTTTAAACAGATTTCAGATGGCTGCAGTCAAGAGGACTGCACAGAACACAAAGAAACTTTGTTCCCAGAGGGACAAAGTAAATGCTAAGATGAGGGAACTTGCAGCAGAACTGATTGAGATTAACAATCAGATTGATGCTTGGGAGTCACCCATCAAGGTTATGACTGGAGGTTACACTTCAGAGCAGGTTATTTCTTGGAATGGAGAGATTCCTGAGGCAGAGGCAACAATAGAAGCAGAAGTAGTTCCAGAGAATGTAATTTAATTAAATCAATTCAACTATGACAAACATTTCTTTTATGGCATTTTCCACAGGTAGGGAAAGCACAGAGGCTGGAGAGGTTAAACGCTATATTGGCGTTGCACCTGTAACAGTTCTTGCTGTAAGCCCTAACAAGGAGACACTTGAAAAACTTTACAACACAACTCTTGACAAGGCACCTGAGTATGTAGGTACACAGGAGGTAGATGGAAAGTCTGTTCCTAATGTAAGAGTTGATGTTATTGTTAAGACAGTAGCAGAGAAGGTTAACAACATTGACCTTACAACAAGGGTAACTTTCTTCCTGTCTAAGGCCCGTAGGTATAATAGGGATAAGAGTAAATTCCAGGTAATTGACAAGTATGGTCGCACTGCTTGGGTTACTGAGGCAGAGGCTGCTAATAGGGCTATCCCTGAGTATAAGAATGGTCCTGCAAGGCTTGACAAGGATTATAGGCCTGCCTGCATTGGTGAGGAAGACCTTACCAATTTCTTCAAGACCTATCTTGGAGTACCTAATATAGACAGGTATATAGATGGTAAGTGGGTTACCGCTGATAACCCCTCCGAGTGTGAAGCTCGGTTTGAGAATCTTGACAAAATCTTCACTGGTGACTTTAAGGAGCTTAATGAAATTGTATCTTATCAGCCAAACAACAAGATTAAAGTGATGTTTGGTGTTCGTACTGCAGATGATGGTAGGCAGTATCAGACTGCATATACTCAGATGTTCCTCAGGAATGGTTCTTCTGATTATAGCAGGCTTGATTCAGACCTTCAGGATAGGAAAGCTAATGGAGCATATCCTAATGTAGAGTTTGATGCCAATCCTCTCCACGAGTACAAAGTAGAGGTTACACCAGTAGAAGATTTGCCTGCAAGCACTGAGGCACCTAAAGGTTGGTTCTAATAAATATAGTGCCTTAATACCTCTATATATTTGATTGTTTAACATTAACTATGATTGTTGTATTTGCAAAAAAACCGTGTCCTAAAGGTATTAAGGCATTTTATTTAAGAGAATATGTTTAGTTCAGGGAGAAGTTCAGTAACTTTAGAGGAAGTACTTGAAAAAACAAGTGAATTAGAGATTGCTGTGCGTTACCTTGGGATTGATGAGATTCCTTGTGTAATAAATTCTCCTTTGAGGGAGGATAAGCACCCTTCCTTTGGTTTATATATATCCTTGAGAGATAGAATAAGATATACAGATATGGCTACAGGAGAGAGAGGAGGTATTTTTGACCTTCTTTCTCTAATGTGGAGAATATCTTATCAAGAAGTGTTGGATAAAGTCTACGCTGATGCAGTTAGCAATAAATATCCTAAACTGAAAAATTATACAAAGGCAGTTAGGATTATCAAAGAAAAGGTTCCAACAAAGATAGATATTAAAATCAGAGAATGGAAAGACTATGATGAAGAGTACTGGAAATCATATGGTATTTCTATTCCTTGGTTGAAGTATGCTGATGTATATCCTATCTCACATAAGTTTTTAACCAAAGAAGGGGTTACTTATACCTTTGGAGCTGATAAGTATGCATATGCCTTCATTGAAAGAAAAGAGGGCAATATCAGTATAAAGATTTATCAGCCATTTAATAAAGAGGGCTTTAAGTGGTGTACAAGTACAGATAGAAGTGTAATTAGTCTTTGGACTAAAGTTCCTGAAGAAGGAGACAGAATCTGTATTTGTTCATCACTTAAAGATGCTCTTTGTTTATGGGCTAATACTGGTATTCCTGCAATAGCAACCCAAGGTGAAGGTTATACTATGAGTGACACTGCTATAGGGCAGTTGAGGAAGAGATTTAAAAATGTATATATTCTCTTTGATAATGATGCTCCTGGTATAGCAGATGGAGAGAAACTCAGCAATCTTACAGGATTCACAAACATAGTACTGCCACATTTTAATGAGGGGAAAGATGTGTCAGACTTATATAAATCCCTTCAAAACCCAAACAAATTTAGAGAAATTATTCTTTCACTTTTTAAAAAATCATAAATAATTATGGAAGCAAGAAATATTACAATTGTAACAACTTCAAATCAGGGTAAGTATGTTGTTAACACTGATGCTACCACTCTTGGTGAGCTCAAGGCTGCTCTTAGGGCAAACGGTATTCCTTATGAGGGAATGACATTCTATGAGGGACTTTCACACAGTGAGCTTCTCACTGATGAGGCTTTCCTCCCTCACGATGTTCCTTATAGGGACACCACAACCAATGAGTTGGTATTTATGCTTACCACACCTAACAAGAAGATTAAGAGTGGTGCAGATAATGTGCGTCAGGCACTCTATGATTCTATAAAGGAACTTGGACTGCAGGAGGCAGTTGCTGCTCGTTATGGTCGTAATTTCACCCAGTGCAAGAATGATGAACTTCTTGCAATCATTGAGGAAGCTCAGGCAGCTGCTCCTACTTCCAGTTCAAACATCGAGGAAGCATTCGATGCCCTTCTTGACATTCTTGAGAAGACCGCTGTTGTAAGTGGTGCTCATATTAAGAAGGTTCGTAGCATTCTCAAGAAGGGAGAGGTAGAAGAGGCTCCTTACTCTGATGCAGAGATTGACGCAATGTTCAAAAATTTGAATCAGTAATTTTCCTTGGGGGTGGTGGTATTCACTACCCCCTTTTTTTATTTTTAAACAATGGCAACAGCAGATACCAAAAAGGCATATAATGAGATAATAAGGAAGCCTTTGGAGATTCTTGGAATATTCAATGATTTCTTTGGAGAGGATGCCGTTGATTTACAAGGTCTTATAACTTTAGAGCAGTTTGAATTACTGCCTAGGAGAACTATAAGTTATATTGATGGTAATTGTAGCCGTCCTTATATACTAGTACACTGGCCAAAAGTTAGAATTACAAATGAGCACGACAAATATGAGGATATTACCCATCTTTATGCCAGGATAAGGATAACTTATGGTGGACTATTGGTAGAGAAGTTCCGCCTTAATAGGTCAGAATATACGGTAAAACATATGATGTGTGGATATATGCATAGCCATGTCTCTTCTATTCCAACTCATAACTTTCAAGAATTTCAGCTGCCTTGTACAGGAAGTGGACCTATAAACACCACTATGTATTCTTTAGAAAGACATTATGACCTTGATATATGGAGGTTATTCTGTCTAGAATTGGACAAGTATGTACATGTTGAGTCTTTAGCAGGAGGTCCCTATCATAGACTTGAGGAATTAACCAGAGGAGGAAGAAGGTCTTCCTTAACAAGGGTTTACAATGCAATAAGTTATATTCTCCAAGAAACGATTCTTGGAACTGCTGAGAGAAGATTATGCTATCCTGCATTAGCTGAATTTACTGTATATTTAATAAACAGAAATGTACTCAGATTCGCTTATGTTGGAAATGGCTTTAGTGTAGCAATGTCTCCAGAAGAATTCTATACAGTGATAAGTAATGAATTTATAAATTGGTTTAATAAGAAATATGCTGGCAATACCACTAGCCGTGTATGCAATATTTTGAGAGCACAATTGACAAGAGTCAAGAAAAAAGATGGAGCTTTCTTTATGGAATCCAACTCTGGAACACCAAATATTAATTCATTACGAGGGTTTGAATCACAGCCTGTATGTACTTTCAAAGGACAGGTAGTTACTATACATATAAGTGACCTGGAGGAGCGAGCTTCTGCTACAGCAGACAGGAATGAGGCAACTCTGCTAAAAGAAAATTTAGCTTGCTTTATATTAACAAAGATATTAAATGTAATTAACGATAAATATGGAAAACAAACCAATAATTCCCCTAATCAAAGGACTCTCTACATTTAAAATGATAATTCCTGCAGAAGTAGAAAGGCAGATAAGATTTCTTTGTGAGAGAATCTGGTCTACTGAATGGAGTGGAGTATTATTCTACACTTATGAAGGAAGTCTTGAGGACGGTTCTTTAAAGATTATTTGCAAAGACATATATCCTATGGACATTGGTACTTCTGCTTATACTGAGTTCTCAATGTCTCCTGATGTAATCAGTTATATGGCTACAAAGCCAGAACTTCTTGATTATAAGATGGGACTTGTCCACAGTCACTGTACTTTCTCAACTTTCTTCAGTGGAACTGACCAGTCTACTTTACAGGAGGAAGGAGCAGAGAGAAATCATTTTGTATCTCTTATTGTCAATAATGCTGGTAAATATACTGCCGCCATTACTAGGAAGATAAAGTATAAGAAATCTATTACTTTTAACTATGAAGGTTTTGAAGGCTTGGTTAAAGTAAAAACTCCCGCAGTCTCAGAAGGAGAGGCAATAGAGTATTTTAACCTTGACATTGAAATAGAAGGAGAGACAGATAATGTAGCCAATACTCTTTCTGAAAGGCTGGACGAAATAAAGAAGAAGAAACCAGCATCTCCTGTCAGTGTTGCAACTCCTTTTACTCCTTCTAAAGGATGGGAGTCTTATAGCTCTTATCCAAAGAAAGAAGTAAAGGAAGAGCCGAAGAAGTATGAAACTCCAAGTCTGTTTAGAGATTTCACTGAAAAAGAGCAGAATGATAATTATGACTTTTGGAATTCTAAGAAAGAAAAACCAGGAGCTCTGTATGTTAAGAGAGAAGAAACGGAGGAAACAGGAGAAGTAGACTCTGATATAGCAAAAAGGATTACTCCTGAAGTAGTAGACTCCATAGTAGCACAGTTGTTGACTGGAAGTGTAGCAATCACTGATATTAAGAAAGTAACAACTCCAGGATGGCTTAGTACTATGACCAAATTGTTTGATAAGAGATTTGGGCAGAACTACGATGGCGAAATGTTATTTAAGTTCTGGGCAGAAGATTTCATTCAGTTCTTGCTTGTTTATTCTGTTGATGATGCGGGTATAACTGACCCAGATGCACTTACAGCAGAATTGGCTAATGCTATTATGCTCAGGCTCACTAAATTTCCCAGCAACAAGTACATTGATATATATATTGACGTTTTAACACAGTTTATGTAATATGAGTGTAGCAGATGAAATAGACCTCATCATTGCAAGAGCAATGGCAGAA